AAACCGCGCAGAAGGAGTTGCCGTAGCCGCTGTAGTACGGCGACCGCAGCCACCAGACCGCCGCCGTTCCGGTGGCGGAATGTTTATTGGCAACTTTGCTGTTACCCGCTTTGAAGTAATCGTACTGTGCCTGATAGTTCGGCTCCGCATCATTGCAATACTGGTGCGTTGCAAAGACCTCATACTCGGACAGCAGGAACAGATAATCCGTGGTAGAGGACACGTTGCTGGCGGTATTGCCGCCGCCATTATTATCTGTATACTTCGTGCAGGACTTCATCACCGCCCGCAGATCAGAGGGAAGTGCGGCCATCAGCGTGTTCGCGGTCGGGCTGGTGGGAGAGCTTGCGCTCCCCAGTACCTTGCTTCGCATCTGACTGCTTCCCCAGCCGCCAGAGTTCGTGTTGCTGGTGTTCATCGTGAACGCACCAGACGTGGAAGTCGTGCTGCCGTAGCTACTATCCACCAGACCAACAAACTTGCCGCTGATCTTACCTAACAGGAAGTGGATACGGTTGCTGCCCTCCTTGCCGGAATTGTGGTTGAAACCGATGATAAAGGCATCAACTTTCAGGCTGGAGATTGTAGTTGCACCCACCTTGCCATTGATGGTTACACTCTTAGTGTCGCCCACAGACCACCAGTTCTTCGCCTTGCCCTCATCGGACACCTTGCGGATAACTTTCCACTCGTTCTTCTCCAGAACGGCGTTGATGTAGGTCAGCGTCAAAGCATAATTCTTATACTCGGTGGCGGCAACCGTGGCGTTGGTCGAGTCGGTGCCCAGCGTTGCAGTGATGCTCCATGTACCCAGCTCAGGCGGATAGAAAACGACAGTGCCGTTTTCGTCGTTGCCGCTCACAATGGCCGTGAGGGTGGTATCTCCGCAGGAGGCCGTGACCTCGCTGCCCACAGGTGCGGTCAGCGTCAGAACGCAAAAATGCACAGTGGTCGTGTAGCTACCACCGTTCTGCGTCACCTCGATTTCTGCGGTGTCACTGATGGCATCGCCCCTGACCGCCTGAACGGTATAGGTACCCGCCCGCTTGATACGCACCGATGCCACGCCGTCGCTGTCGGCCGCCGCCTTATAGGCTTTGCCCGTACCAGTCATGGTAGCGGTGACGGTCGAGCCGGTGGCCGCCGTTACCGCCAGCGTGGCAGCGAAGTACGGCAGATTGAGCGTATACTGACCGCCCACGACATCGACAGTGACGGTGTCGTCCGTGGTCAGACCGGCCAGCGATGCCGTAACCGTCCACTCGCCCAGCCTGGGCAGCGTGGTGATGAAGCTGCCACCAGTCGCCGTGCCGGTGATAGTGCTCTGGCCGTCAGTGATGGTCAAGGCGCTGCCCGCAGTCGTAGTGACAGTGAGCTTCGGCAATGTATTGCCCAGCACCTTGTCCAGCGCCTCCTGAATGTTGGATGCAGAAATGCCCAGAGTGTCCTCGTAGGCGATTTCTTTTGCAGTCCCGCCGCCGCTCTGTGCACCGCCAGAACCTGCATTAAAAGGGCCCCATGCCATAAATCAAGCCTCCTCTGCCGCTGATGCGGCTTCAATGATGTGATACTGAGCGGAAATCGCAGCACTCGGAACGGATGCCGCCCGGAGGCGTAAAACACCGGCCATGCTCTCCGTCGATGTGAAATCCGCCGCCCGTGCAACTGCGCTGCTGGACGGGTCAACATCCACTCCCACGCTATCTGCCGCCGTCAGACCATCCACCTTGATGTCGATGTACTTCGTATACCCGGGGACGCTGGAATCGGACTTCCAGCCGGTGACAGGGATGGAGAACGAAACGAATGTTGCCCGGTCTGCTTTCAGTCCGTGCATTTCTTCCAGTGCAGCAGCGGCGGTAGATGCGACTTTGGCGGTAGCATTGCTGGACTGGGATGCAGCGCTGCGGAGCTGATCCAAAGTTGTGAGCGCATTGCTCAAAGAAGTCACCTCCCATAAAAAAATAAGGGGCAGCGGTGAATATTCTCCGCCGCCCCTTTACTCATGAGATCTCAGAGGCTTACTCGCCGTAAATCTCTGCCAGCATCTCGGACACCTCGGCATCGGTAGCCGTATGGTTCGCAATGGCCTTATCGATGGTGGTATTCATGCCGTCCAGCTTGGTCTTATCCGCAGCGGACATCAGGCCAGCCTTGGTAGTGGTAGCCTCGTCGTAGGTGGTATCCTGAGCCGGAATGCCCAGACCGGTGATGTCAGCCTTGGTCACAGGAGCGGCAGCAGTCACATGACCCTGCTCATCCACAGTGGTCTTATACAGGCCGCTGGCATAGGCGGTGTGGGTCGGGTGCTCATACTTGTTGGCACCCTCGGCGATGGCATCCAGCTTAGCTTTCAGCTCATCGGTGAAGTCGTTGGCAGACAGACCCTTGCCAGCCTCTTTCTCCACATAACCGGACAGGTCAACGAAACCTGCCAGCACATCGTACTTGTAGGCATCGCCGACCTTGACCACCACAACATTGGTGCCCTTGGGATATTTGTTGCCCGCACCCTCGACGAAGTTGGCGGTGGTGGTGAAAGCATCGGTCACGTTGTAGACGTTGCCCAGAACGTCCTCAGCCAGAGCAGGCAGCGCAGCAAAGGCCACAGAGCCAGCGGGCTTATAGACAGCGCTGATCTTGGCGTTGATCTCGTCCTTGGTGTAAGCGTCGGTGATGCCGTATCCACCCAGAGTAGTGGCCTTGTCGGCCTTTGCAGCCAGAACAGCAGCCAGAGCGTCGTCGAGGTCAGACTGGGAAATCTTCGCCTTGTAGGCCAGTGCAGCCAGACCCTTGATGGCAACATCGGTACCAGCCACGGAAATGCTACCGTTCTTGGAGCCGGTGGCAACCAGAATGTCCACCATCTTCTCAGCGATGGCCAGGGCAACGCCGTTCACCTTAACGCCCTCCAAGACGTTGGCCTGTGCGCCGACATCCTCCAGAGCCTTGATGCGCTTGTTCTGGGCCTCGTCAACGGCCTTCTGCTTCAGACCCAGCTCCTTCAGTGCGCCCAGCTTTGCGAGCTTCTCAACATTGTAAGCCATAATAAGTATCCTCCGTAAATTGTTGTTTGGTGTTTATTTGTCGTAGATTTCGGCCAGCATTTCGGATACATCATCCGTAGCTGCCATCTGGTCTTCGGAAACTGTGGCGTGGACAGAAATAACACCGTCTTCGGTCACTTCCATGCCGTCGCCAATTTTCACGCAGCCCAGCCGGTCACGGGTCGCAATTACCAGTTCACCGGTGCCACCTCCTTTCCCGAACAGAGTGACGACTGCCTGAATATCAGCTTCCGGGATGCGCTGAGAGAAAAAGCGAACAATACCGTTCAAAGTCTCGCACCCGTTCAGGACACCCGCCTTGTTCGAAATAGAAAAGCAGCTGGCAGTTGCGGAACCGCTGGGCCAAAGCTCAGGGGTGCAGTCTGCCAACTCTGCATCGTAGGTATACGCATACGGCATTTCACCCTCGCTGTCCGATACGGCTTTCCAGCCGTCTACAGAAAGGGTCAGGTCGTATTTGCCATAGTAGCCGCCGGAGCTGCCACCACCACCGCCGCCGCTTTCCTTGATAAGCTCTTTGACCCTGTCTTCCGACATGATCTGGCCGGATTCCTCCAGCGCTTTCAGAGCCTTACTGGTGGCTTCGGTGATGATTTTGGCATGGGCATCCGGGGCATCGTTGTGCTGTGAGATCTCCTTCAGCACCATTTCCCGCACCATCCGCATAATTGCTTCAACCTGCGGGTCAACGGTGAGCGAGATATTGGCTTTGGTCGAAACGGCCAGCAACACAGCAATTTGGAATTCATGGTCAGCAGTACCGATGGCCGGGATCTCGACGCCCCGATCATCCTGCATCAGAAAGAGCAACGTGTCCTCCGGGTCATCATTGAGGCGGCCAAACACGCCGATTTGGTGCATGAAGTACGGCTCATCTGCACCGCCCGTCCAAATGCTGACTTTGCGGGCTTTTTCGCCCTTGTATTCCACGGTGTCGATGCCCAGCAGTTTAAGCTCATAGGTATCACCGCTGACTGCCGTTTCCTCGGACAAGTCGGTGTCAATGGTGCCCGTGCCGCTTACAGCACGGGTGATGGTGAGCGCACCGCCCGAAATGGACTCGGACAGCATCGCAGCACCGGCGCTGGTATATGCATATTTTTCCCAGCTCATAACGATTTCCCTCCTAACTTGATGGTGACGGTTTCATAGGTCTGCGCAGGTCTGCCAGATGCAAGTGCCTGTGCAGACACAGCCTTGGCGTGGATAGTTCCGGGCAGCGCAATGGTCGTTTTCATCCGAGTTGTGCTGACCGCACCAGCGGCGCAGGCGTGTGCGCTGACTGCCCGCGGCTCGATAACACCCGGCATAAGAACCGTGTAGGACATCGTTGTGGCGCAGGGAATCGCTGCAACATAGCACGCTTTCGGCTCCGTTTCCGTGTAGTAAATGACGCTGTCCAAATGCGACCGAAGATTTTTGTAGCAGATGATTTTTTGCAAAACCTGCTGATGTTTGGCCTCATTGATTGCAGCGAAATCAACCGTGATACGGAGTTTGAAGTGGTACGGATCGCCGCCGTACTCAAACCACTCCAAAACTTTGGGATTGGGATAAATCGCAGAAATGGCTCTTTCAACAGCCGCTTTTGTGCCACGGTGCCGGTGAACATAGAAGCTGTCCTTGATGGTTTTTCTTTTTTCCTCAAGGGTGTAGGATCTATCGTACCAGTCCACGGCGAAGTCCCGAGCCAGAATGTCAAGCAGCCATTCGGGCAGTTCGTCGATGCGGGTATAAATCCGCAGGGAGTCGATTTCATCCTGCCGGGATTCCATCACCTTGGCTATGGCCTGTCCCAGAGCCACCGTCTTAGGGTCTTTTTGGAGCGCAATCGGAAACTGCTGCATCATGTTGTCAGCAGTCAGGCCGTGGTTACTCATCCTCGTACCCTCCGCTCTTTATCGTCACCGTGCCCAACTTTGCCACTTGCGGAACCTTGTCGTTGCGGTCAAGGGATGGCGCGCCGTCTTCCAGCGGAGTAAAGGCGGGCTGTTTGAGGTCTACACGTTTGATGCCGGCCGAAAAAAGCAGATACCGCAGCCTGTCAGGGTTGATGTCCCTGCCCATCTTGCCGGACTGCCAGCGGATGTACCGCTGCACAGCCTCATTCACGCCGGACTGAGCTTCACTTGCGGAAATGCTTCCGTCCCGGGTCAGGTAATAGGTCAGGTCGATATTATAGGGTACTTCTTCCGGGTCGCCAGAAATCACATAGTCAGTCAACGGCCGGATTTCATCCGGCGAACAGGCCGCAACCATAGCACGCTTGGTTTCCTCGCCAGCCACGCTGCCATCATTCATGACGGCGTATAGGCAAACTGTGCCAGGGCTGGGCGAATTGGCAACGACATCTGCGATTTCAGTGGAAACCCTTTTTGCAAAGTATTTGTAGGCACCAATCGGGCCAGCATCAGACCATGCACTCTGGCTGTCACGCATCAGCTCATAAAATTCCTCGTCGTCCGGGGCATCAGAGCCGTTTGCACTGACCGTGATATTGGAGCAGCCAGAATAGTAGTCGTAGATGTCAACAGCGGTGTGGATGTCACCCACAGCATAATCATTGCCAGCCGTGCCTACGGTCTGGCAGGTCACTTGAACATCCGTGTATGTTGCGCCGATGGGAACGTACTCATCTGCGGAGGTTTCCCAGTACAGGGCTGCATTGTCGTCCGTGACACGGGTGCCGGCCGGAATCAGTACCGCCGTCTGGCGGGGTTCGCTGATGTAAAAGCGCATGGTGCAGGTCGCCGCCGTAGGCTTGGGACGCTCCTGCAAGTAAAACAGCTCGGCCAGGCCATCCAGATACTCGCCCTCTGCGCTGCTGGGTAAGTTTTGGCTGCCTGTCCAGTTGTTCTGGGCACGCTCGTACATGATGGCATCCTCAACCCACGAAATGAAAAGCCGTTCCGGGCTGCCGGGCATCACAGTTTTGCCAAAGAACTGCTCATACCCTGTGACAAGCAGCCTGTCCAGCTCATCCATGTCCGTGGACACGAACTCGTAAGTTTTACGCACTGATGCTCACCTCCACGACGGGCAGCATCCGCCCGGGAGTGTCAGGGGCTTCCTTGAAGGTAGTCCCCATGTAGGTAGCACGAGGTTCAAATCGCTCGATGGCCTCCTTGATAGCAGCGCAGAGCATAGGCTGCGCCACGTTTTCCGGCCGGTCGAGAATGTTCGCAATATCAATGCCAAATTCCCGATAGCAAGGCACCGTGCCTTTCGGTGTGGACAGGATGACGGCGATGTTCTGCAGAACGCTGGTCACGGTATCCTGTTCTCCAAGGGAAATGGTGGTCAGGTCGTTTGCCGATACCAAGTAGTTGCTCACAAAAATCACCTCATTCTCTCTGGTATTCCAACAAAGAAACGCTTGCGGTAATCCATGTCGGCGTACCGAAAGCGTTTGTGTGCAGGGTCTTAAATTTTGCAGATTTGATAACCCACCGATAGCTGCCGTAGACCACATTGCCGAGAACGAACGGCAGCGTAGTCCCGTTGAGGACACATTCTTTCAGCCGTTCCCGCTCCTTGGTGGGATTTACGCCGAGGTATGCGGCCAACTCAATGTCAAACGTGATGGTTTGAGCATCGGTGCCTGTCAACTCGGTCAGGGCCGGGCCTCTGGCGCGCTGGTGGGTCGTGTATCTGGCCGACACATTCTGCACCATGTTCTTGATGGTCTCGACATGACTATCAAACACGGAAAAGCTGATGTCTCCGAGGCAACCAACGATCACGGATAAATCCCTCCCAGAACAAAACCATCAGCATTGAAGCACGGGAGGTACAGGCAGACCACCGTATCATCAACGGCCGGCAACCACCACACCACATGAGACTTGTGCTGATGGTCGGTGGAGTTGTCCGCTCCGATAACCTTTTCCTCTTCATCCCAAATCTGGCGGGAGCCATCCATGGTCTTTTTGATTTCAAGGTTGTAGGGGCTGGGGTGGATATACTGGTGATTATGCTCACCGGCTGACTCCGTATAGACAATGGCTTTGTAGTGCTGCATCACCGGGAGCCAGCCGGACGTGATGCCGGTGTCCTCAAACTTACAACGGACAAGGCGCTTTTCTTTGTTCACATCGGTGACTTTACCGAGGCGAACATCAACAGCAGTGTTCATCAGTACCCTCCTAAAACATGACGGCCGGAAACCTGCGTGGTGTACCCGCCAGAGCCAGTCACGGTATGTTTGGCCTGCTTCACGATGTACTTTCCATCCCACGGCCCGAAGTCCTTAGCCTCAAACGTCAGACCGGCCACCTTGCCCGGATCACCGGAATAGGTAAAGCCCACCTGACGCTCAAACTTGTTGTGCAGTCGGAGCTTTTTGGCAGCCAGTTCTTTGGCCTCGGCCTTGCTCGTGACCGGGGCATAAACTTCCAGCTGCTGGTTGGTTTTGCTCTTGGCATCGTAGTCCTTGACGTAGGCGATACCCTCAAGGGGCTTGCCGTTCGGCCCAACATAGGACACCCGGCAGGACGCATACTGCGTTCCGGCCTGACCGAGCGTGTGGCTCCACTTGATATAGCTCTTGTCGTCCTTGGTGACAGTCCATGCAGAATCTTTTCCCTCGTATTCCTTCTGGTCGAAGATGACGATTTTGCCGTCTGTACATTTCAGCGACAGGCCGGCATCATGGCACAGCTGCGACAGGAAGTCGATGTCAGAGCAGCGGTACTGCTCCACACGCTTATACTCCGGGTCTTGCTTTGCAAGAAACTGGGATTGCATACCGTTCTTCTTCGCCATTTCATTGGCGATGCCGGATAACTTGTACTTTTCCCAACCCTTGCTCTGCTTGGTCTGCCGGATCTGGCTGGTATAGGGCAGCCCCGTGGCCTTTATGGTGATGATGTCGGGCGGGCCGGATGCGTTTATGCTGTCCAACTCAAACTCCCCGCAGTCCAGCGCCTCATCCTTCCCGTCAGAGTGCCAGTTACAGGCCGTGATGGTAGCCCGGATTTTCAGGCCGCCTTCACCGCTGCCGGAAGAACTGCCGCCAGATTTACCGGAGATCTCGCTGGCATCGACCCAGCCATAGACCCGGGACGTTCCGTCCGTGTGAATAACATGGTACGGGTGCAGCGCACCCTGTTTGATGATGGTGATCTTGGCCGGGCCAGCCTTTGGTGTTCCGTTTGCCTTTTTGTCGGTAGATGCCTTGTAGTGCGGACCACCGAGAAACTGCACCACGTCACCAACCTTGTAGCCATCAGAAGATGCGGCCGACACATCGCCGTCCAGCATCTTCTGGAGCCAGTCGGTCATCCAAACGCCCTCCCGGTCTTGGAGTTTGATCTGCAGGTCGTCACTGGCATCTTCCTCATTATCGGTAAATGTCAGCGACAGCAGGTAGGGCTTGATGCTGCTGGTGATGTCCACACCGTCAAACTCCACCGTACACTCGGCATGGCGGGCGGTATTTTCGTCGCTCATGTGACCACCTTCTTCCACGGGGGCAAGGTGGAGCTGGTTTGTGTCTCGGTATCCGGGAGCGTCAGAACGATTCCGGCCGGGAACACAAAATAGCCCAAGTGCTGCGGATTAGCAGCCATCAGGTTGGGAGCATAGGCGCAACTGCCGAGCTGCTTATAGGCCACACTGTCCCAGCGGTCGCCTTGCACAGTCGTATAGGTTTTACTCATGCATACCTCCCTCTGAAATCATCGTCCTCTGCATCTTTCACGATTTCGAGGACAAGTTCTCTCAGGCTGTCATTCTGGGCATTCAGGACGTTTTGCAGCTCGGCAGTATCAGATATACCTGAGATATGGTAAACCGGCGAGAGCGATATAGGAACCGTGCTGCGTGCTGAAGAGGAGCCGTTGCTCTCTGGCAGCTCAGCGCTCATGGGGGTAACGCTTGCGCTCTCCATCTCCCGTCTGGTTTCCGAGGCCGTCAGAACAGATTCACCGCCGTTGAAGTAGACCAGCTCCGGGCCATGCTCACCAACGAGGGCAAAGCCGGGAGCCGCATCTTCCGTACCAACAGCATATCCGGGGATTCCGTGGTTGACATTGTAGCGCTCGTTGGAGCCTGCCAGCGCAGTAGAGGCCGCCGAGGCGATTTTGGCATAGGCTTCCTGCACACGGGGCATCATGCTGGATGCGCCATCGATGAAGCCCTGAATCGTCTCCTTGGCGCTTTTCGTGGCCTCGTCGCTCATGTCCATTTCCGATACGGTATCGGCTACGGTCTTAGCGATCTCGTCCATAGAATTGCTCATGCCGGTCTTGAGGTCGGCGATAGATTCGCTGGTGGTATCCTGCGCTTCTTTCAGCGCAGCGTAGTTCTCAACCATTTTGGCGAGGTCAGCGTCCGAGGCCGAGGCCATACCGGCAATCGCATTGACGGATTCCTTGCTGCCATCCGCAAAACTGGCGATAACTTCACTCAGACCGTCGATGTCAGCCGCCCGTTCGTTCAGCTTTTCGAGGTTCTGGTTGTAGTTGTCCCAGTAGGTGATCTGGCTTTGCAGTGCATTGTTGATGGATGCAGCGGAGGTCGAAACGACCTTTTCCGCAGAATCCCACAACGCATACTGGCCGCTGATGCTACCGTAGGCTTCATCATAGGCATCCTTGTAGGCTGCAATGATGTCCTGAATCTTCAGCTCTGCATCGGAAATGGCGTTGGCCACATTCTGCTGCTGCGCTGCAACATCGTCTGCGCTGTCGGCGGCGGACTGCTGCGAAGCGTTCAGGGCATCGACTGCGGCGCTGGCCTCCTGATACTCGGACTCGGAGGCATTGATAGCCTCCTGATCCTGTTCTACGGCGGCGGTGTAGTTTTCGACCTCCCGCCGGGCAGTAACAAGGTCATCCGAGTACCCCATATACTCAGTGCGCAGTTGCTGCACATCCTCGCTCATGGTGCGCCACGGCAGATCTTCCACCGTGCCGTAGGTGAGCTTGAACTGCTCATCCGTCAGGCCGAGGGTGGTCAGCAGCTTATCGTAGGCAGCAGACATGCTGGCATTGGATTTTTCCACCTTTGCCTGCGCGGTCGCCAGCTTGGTTTCGTTCTCAGCACTCTCAACCAGCACATTGTTGTACTGGTCATAAAGGGTGTTCAGGTATTCCTGCCGGGCCTGTGCCTTGGCATCCGCCACATAGGCATCCGTGTGCTGGCGCAGCGCTGCGGTGCCGCCCTTGATGGAATTGGTCTCAAGGTCAATATCATCTGCAAGACTGGGCACCAGAACAGACAGCCGGGCCAGCGTGTCGTGGTATTCGGCATTTCCGTCCGTGTTCCCATTTGTGGCGGCCTCGATGGCCTCCAACTTGCTGATGTACTGGTCCGCAACGCTGGCGGTCGCTGCCATGTTGGACAGGGTGGAATCGTAGCTTGCGCTCGCTTCTTCCATGCTGTCGCCCATGTCACGAGCGGCGCTGGTCAGCTCCTTTACAGGAGGAACGGAATCATCGGAGGATGTTGCTAGAGCAGTTACCACCGTCACCACGCCGGCCGTTGCGACGGCTGCAATGGCGAGAGGTCCAGCCAAGCCGGCAAGGGTGCCCGTGAAAAGCGTTGCGGCCATTTGCGCAGCCTTGATGCCTGCTGCAACTGCGGTCAGGACACCGAGCAGGCCACCCAACGTTACCGTTCCGGCGGCGATGCCACGGACAAGGCCGGGGTTCTCCTCTACAACGCCCTGCATCCAGCCAAGAACTTCAGCTCCGACATCGTACAGGCCGGACATTGCCGGGGTCAGGTCTTCACCGATTGCGATTTTCAGGCCATCCGCTGCGGACTGCATCAGAGTCAGGCGGCCGTTCATGTTGTCCAGCATAGTGCCGGCCATCTTGTCGGCAGACCCGGCGCAGTTGTTCAGAGCCGCAGTATAGTCTGAGAAAGACTGCCCACCCTCGGCCGCTGCTTCGCTGCATCCAGCCATGATGGTTTGCAGTTTGGAATACTGGTTCGTGCCAGCTACCGTCTTCGCAAGGTTGGCCTGCTCTTGGTCAGTCAAATCACCCCAGATGCCAGCCATGCCGGTGAGGATGCTGGACAAGCTCTGCATATTGCCCTGTGCATCGTAGATGTTTACGCCATATGCAGCCAGCTTGTCGCCGCACTCCTTCGTGTTGGTAGCAAGTCGGGTGAAGATTGCGTTCAGGGCCGTACCAGCTTCGCCACCCTTGACACCAGCATTGGCCATGGTGGCCAGCACTGCCGTCGTTTCTTCGACCGAGTAGCCGAGGGACGTTGCGGTGGCTGCACACGCCTTGTACGCCTCGCCCAGCTGGATAACATTCGTGTTGGAGTGGGCCATGGCATAGGCCATCACATCGACAAAGTGCGAGGTGTCGGAGGCCTTCAGGCCAAAGGCCGTCAGGTAGTCGGTGACAATATCGGATGCCTGCGCCAGATCCATGTTGGCAGCAGCAGCCAGATTCAGCACCGGGCTGATGCCGTCCAGCATAGACTGGGTGTCCCAGCCTGCCAAAGCCATGTAGGACAGGGCATCAGCCGATTCACCAGCGGTGAAGTTCGTGGTTGCGCCCATTTCCTTGGCCTTGTCGGACAGGGTCGTCAATTCCTCGCCGGTAGCGCCGGAGAGTGCCTCGACATTGCTCATGGATGCTTCAAAATCACCTGCGGTGTTGATGCAGTCCATGTAGGCATCCCGGATTTCTCCGAGGGCCTTTGAAATACCGACCGTGGCCAGCGTGGCCTCGACCGTCTCAAGCGCCTCGACCGATTTTTCACCGAATCCCTTTGCGCCCTCTCCGGCCTCGTCCATGGTCTTTTTAAGGTCAACCTGCTGGTCTTTCAGCTTATCGACCTCAGTTTCCAGCCGGACGCTTTCTGCTGTCAGCTGCGTGGTATCCACGCCGGCCTCGTGCAGGGCGTTCCCGGTGGCAGCTAAACGCTGCTCATAAGTGTTCAGGGAGGCCGCAGTCTTGTCGATCTGCGCTTGTTTGGAAATCAGCTTGTTTTCCAACGCAGAGGAATAACCCTCGGTCTCCTGAATCTCTTTCTGGATGTTGTCGTACTGTTGCTGCAAAACAGAAAGCCGCTGACGGGTTGCGTCAACGGCCTGCTGCTGCTTCTGGTACGCCGAAATGTCGGATTGTACTTTGTTCAACAGCTGAATCTTCCCCTGCGTTTCCACAAGGGCAGACTGAGCAGCCTTGAATGTACTGGAAAAGCTGCTGTTCTGTTTAGCGGACAGGTTGAACAGCAGCTCCCACTCTTTACGAGCCACTACTTACCGTCCTTTCTCGCTCTCTGGCGCTCGGCAATGAGGTCATTGCTGCTGCGGATCCATTGCCGGAACTGATACAGGGGCATTTCCAGCCAGTAGGGCGCAGGCGTACAGTTGACCTGTGCCATTGCAAGCACCTGTCGTCGCAGCCACACACCGCCATCACCGGTTACAAGTCCGACCTCAGCAAAAAATTTCTTGCTTTGGTGCGGATGGCGTTGTAGTCCCGGATGCTCATAGCACCGATAACGTCAACACCGATAGGCTCGGTACACGCCCGGCAGGCCATGCGGATAAGGTAGCCCGCACTCATCGAGGGGATGATAACCGGCTGATTCAGAGCCGTAAGCTCTGCCTCGATGGCGATGGAGTCATTGCCGGTCAGCTTGCCCCAGTTGAACGTGAGGGATTCGTAGTGCTTGCCCTCATAGTCAAGGGGCTTCTGGAGCTTATGGGTGTAGGTATACGGGTCAGCAGCGGCAGCAGCCTTTGCAGCGGCAGCCTGAGCTGCATCAAATTCTTTCGGGTCAATAACGGCGTTCATGCTGGATAGCTCCTTTCACGCTCAAAAAATAGGCCGGGACTGCAAAATGCAGCTCCGGCGAAACGGTATATGCGGATTACTTGCCCAGGGCCGCACGGACACCGGCCAGATAATCCACACCGTTGATGTAGCAGATGAAGTTGAGGGGGTCCAGTTCACGCACCTTCTTACCGTTGATGTACGTTGCCCAGTAGCGGACAGCGTATTCACCGGAGCCAGAGGTGGGCGTTGCGGGTGCAATGGTGCCGCCCTTGGTCGATTTGGGCACGACCACGAAAATATGCTTTTCCTTCCGTGCCTCGACCGTGCCCGCAACAGGATCCTCATACTGGTTTGCCACACGCAGGTCAATGCTGTGACGGCGCAGCTCCGACAACTGGACGGACTGCGGCGTGGTGGTGCGGAATTCCAGACCAAGGGTCATAGCCTCCAAATGGCCCAGAATGACCGCTTCGACGTTACCACCGACACCAGCGCCCGAAATGCTCTGCGTCAGAAAGGTAACATCAGGCAGGGTAACTTTCGACATACCCAGATACTCCACGCTGTCCTCATAGACCGCGAAGTTGATAACGCTCTGATCGATTGCCATTGTAGTGCCTCCTTTTTAGGACTGGAGTGCGCTGGTCACATAGTCAGCGTCATATTCCAGCACAAAATCAATTTCCTGCGCCGGAGAGGGCGGGGTCATGTAGACGTGCAGCTTGATTTTGCCCGCCATCAGGCTGGTCAGCGGGTTCTCGTTTTCCAGCATTTCCACACGGGCACCCAGCAGATAGCCTGCGCCCACCAGACCGTTCAGCCAGATGGTGGCGCTATCCAGAATGGTGTCGATGAGACGACGGTTCATCGGCTTGTCGAGCTTGCTCCAGAACGTCTTGATGAGGGTGTTGGAGACGTAGTCGAACATACGGCTGAGCGGGATGAAGTAGTCCTTCACATCCGTGGACTTGGGGTAGCACGCAGTATGGTTGCCCCAAGCGGTCCAGCCGCCCATGAAGTTCAGGAAGGTGCAGATACCAGCAGCATCAACAACAAGGGCCTGATTATAGGTCAGGTTGATGGTGTTGCCGTCGTCGTCGCACAGGCCGTCGATGTGAACGGTCTTGTTGGAGGGGCTTTCATAGGGAATTCCCTCGTTGCCGGTATCGGTTTCTGCAAGGCAGCTCGCCTCGACGGTGGAGCCGTGGAAACGCAGATCACCGAGGGTGCCATTGGGCCAGCACAGGATGGTCTTTTCGGTATAAGTGCCGCTGTTTTTCGCCTGAACCGCAGCGGTATAGGTCTTGGCGGAAATGTCCACCAGAGCCTTGCCGGTAAACATGCCGTTGATGGAGCCAGCCTTTGCGTCCATAATAGCTGCAACGGTGGAATTCTGGGAGAAGCCGGGAGCCATAATCAGGTCGGGCACAATGCCGAACATGGTCAGGCACAGCTCAATCTGCTCAACAGCGGCGGACACATCGGAAGCCTCGGCGGTCTCGCCAACGGGCAGGAAAATGACCGGCTGGCAGGCGCACAGCTTGAAGTGGTAGTACATCACCTCACAGACGGTGTACTTGGCCCAGTCGTCGTCATAACCCAGCTGTTCCTTTGCCTCATCATAGCTGGTGCAGAGCACCGGGAGGCCAGCGGTCGCAGCAGTACCGGTCGCCTTAGACAGCGGTGCGGTGCCAATGACAAAGGGGATGCCGCAGGTTGCGGTGTTCGGTGTCGCCACGGCGGTATCGGCGCGGCTGACATTGATACCATGATCTGCCATAGTATGTATTCCTCCTTACTTGGATTTGGCGAGCATCCGTGCAAATGCAAGGACGGCCTCGCCGCGTGCTTTTGCCTTTTCAGGCGTGGTATGCAGCTCGTCCGCATTGATGATGAAGTCGGCCACACCGGGATATTTCTCGGTGGCAATCTTCACATCATCACGCTCTACGGCCTCCGCAGCAGCGCAGGGGTAAATCGTGTTTTTCTGGATGTAGCCCAGAATGGACGGGCCGACGTAAATAGAAACGCCGGGCTTGCTCTGTGCAGGCTCGGCGCTCACGGTGTTTTCGGCGTTCTGTTCCGCCGCGGTCTTTTTCACCGCCATAATTCAATGTCCTCCGTTTGCTGCACGGTCGGCAGCTTCCAGTAGGTGATCATTTCTCCGGCATAGTAGGGCTTCGATTCCTCGTCATAAGGAATGCTTTCCAGCTTATGACCGGGAGACAGGTCAAGCGCAAACTGATACCGACGCTTTCCATCGGTGCCAGTGCCGCCTACCTTGCGGACTTTGAGCAATTCCACACGAAACCGCTCCATCATGTTCAAGAGAGCGAGGTCGCCCTCCTGTTCATCCGGGTTGTAGCAGCAAAAGATAGAGCGCACAGAAACCACCGTCCGCTCCTCGCTGCCGGGCTGCTGCTCCGTTTCCAGCGGGATGACCCGATGGATGATGTACGGGGCTTTCTTCTTAGCCGAACGGCTGTCGGGCAGCCGCATCAGATAGACTTCCGGGGCACGGTAGGCCTGTTCGGTATCGCCCTGCTGCATAGCCACCGGGAAAATCATGTCGGCCATGATTTTCTCCGTAAAGGCTTTCAGCTGTTCAAGCAAAACAACACTGGTCATATCAGACACCCCATCCGTTCAAAATTCGCGTGATTTCATGCTCAATGCGCTCCTCATAGGTGGATGCCATTTTCTCCTCAATGGAGTCCATGACATTCTCGTTGGAGTACATCATCTGCGGGGTGGCAGGGCCAAACAGTTCCTTGACCGGGAACCGTTTTTCTCCTTGCCGCTCATAGATGCCATAGTGAGAGCCCATCTTTGCCTCGAAAGCGTGGTCCAGTGCCTGTCTTGCGCCGGACTTCTTCACGCGAGTTACCACGCGGCCGCTGCGATCCACCTTGGTATCGAAAACTTTAAGGGGGATGACGCTGCCGCGGTAGCCGAAGTTGATAGAGACCTCGCCATTGCTGCCCTGCTGGATGTTGTTGATATTCTTTGTGCGGTTGGAAAATTCGCTGCTGCTGATGGCATACTCCTGTGTGACTGCCCGTTTCGCCACCGTTTTTCCGGCGGCAGCGGCGCGAGCCAGCGCAGATCCTACAGCACGATTGGCACCTCCGGGAATTCCGGCGAGGAGGGCAGACACCCGGTCAAATCCTTCCTCTGCAATGTCAACGGTGATGCCAGCAGCTACGATGTGCATCATGGTGTCCGTTGTCACATCACTCATTCGTCAATCGCCTCCAGTTCCACCCGCAGCATCCCCATCTCGCAGACAGAGGATGCCACATAGTAGCTGCGGACAAATCCGTCTTCGTCAATGCCCAGCTTGCAGCCCTGCTCCGGCTGCTTCCCGCCGAGAGCTGCAATATCGCAATGCAGCACCCGGCTTACCCGGTATATACCCTCTGCATGGTCACTGATGCTCTGACGCACCCGCTCCTTTTCGGAGAGGCCGGTCATGACAATGGGAATATCCGAATACTCCTCACCGTCATAGTAGACCGTGTGCGTTTCTGCGAACTCGTCCAGATTCAGAAAGACGCTGTTCAGGTCTTCCTGCACAGCGTCCTTGAAGCCGCTCATGCGGTGGGCATCGCAGCAGACAGCTCCGGGGCCTCGGTGCTCTCGTCACCGGGAACAACGTCCTCGGCGCAGATAGCCTCGACGAGTTCATCCTTGGTCTTGAGCTGCTTGGTTTCGATGCCCATATCCGCGGCCAACTTTTTCAGATTGGCAACAGTCATGTCGTGCAGCTGGTCGGGGTCGAGGTGTGCCGCCTCAGAGCCGTTCTGCGAGGCTTCGGCTGCGGGGGTGTCGTTACCTTCCGCAGTTGCCGGAACGTCCGCAGGAGCGGCTTCCGGGGCAGTGGGCGCAGAAAACGTGCATTTCGCCACACCCAGCCCGATAAGGCGGGCTGCTTCGGCATCGCTGACCTCACACCGCTCGCCATGCGCAACAGTGTGAACGCCAGTCTTGGTGGGGCAGCCGTAGCCACCGCAAAGAATTTCAACAATCATCGGTGTACTCCTTTCAGGTCGGACTTAGCCGACCATGTTCTTGGCGCGAATCCACGGAATGTAGTTCTTGGGTGCAGCCAGAGGACGAGACTTCAGGGCGGTCTTGCGAGTGTCGTTTTCCTGATCGATGCTGAACTTCGGAACACGGCGGCCAGAAATGGTGGACTGGATGGTGTCGCCGTAGTTGATCTGAGTGATAGCACCATACATCAGGTGACCGCAGGCCGGAGCCGTAATCAGCGCATCGGTCTTCGGGAAGTAACGCTGCTCTGCGTTGGCGGTGTCGACGTAGGTTTCATCCACGGAGATGAGGTTCAGCTTATAGCCGCGGAAGTTGAGGGTGCCGCCGTAGGTAACGCCATCGTATGCGCTCAGCTGCTGCTCAATCTGACCGATGATGATGCCGGAATTCTTATCCAGCAGACGCTGAACCTTTTCGAGATCCATCACTGCGTCATAAACATCAGCACCCAGCAGCAGGTCGGCAGCGCGCAGGCCGCGCTTGGACAGCAGACGGCACATGGCAGGAACATCGCCAAAGAAATTGCCACCCTCCTCGTTCCACTTGTGGGCGGCAGTGTAGATGTGGTCGTTCTCGTGGCCGGGATTGTAGAAATTCACGACCTTTGCCTCGCCCTTGGTCACGTTGTCGATCATCTCCTGCATGACGCATCCGTTGTCCAGCATGGTCTGTGCGCACATCCACTCCTCGGTGCGGGTGATACGGCCATCCATGTCAGCCAGATCGTTCTGGACCAGTTTTGCGGCACGCTGGGCAGGGGTGCTGTTGGCATAGATGGCCTCGCCGAAGCCACGCTTCGTCAGGTCATCAGAGGTCAGAGGACGGCTCACACCGATGGACGAAGGCTCAAACTCGTGGACCTCGTAGCCCATGCGCTCCATCGGGATTGCGCCGACACGAGGCGACACAAAGGCTGCCATCTTGCGGTCGCCGTCCATGTACTCGGTCAGCACCTTGTTGGAGCTGAAGATGTCGCCCTCCTCCGTGGGAAAGTAGCGGTCACGGAAAAAAGTCTGCTTGGGCACAATGCGCTTCTGCACGGCCATCAGGGTATAGGTGTCAAAGAAATTCAGTTCAGCAGGCATTGTTATATCCTCCTTACAGTGCGGGTGCAGCGGCCTTGAAGACGATGCCACCGTTGCGCAGGGCATCCTTGTCGGCCTCGGTCATGGTGTAACTGTCGGCCACGGTAACCTTGTTGGAGTTGAAGCAGCCCATCAGGTACACCGGGGCAGTCACATCGTCAGCAGTGCCAACGTCCACATCATCACACAGGATGCAGTAAGCGGTAAGCACCTCATTACTGGCAGCAGCGGTGCCCAGCACGACCAGCTTGTTATCGCCAGCAGTGCCGCCAGACTTTGCCAGAATGGTGCCGCGCTTGATGGTATCGGCCTTGGACAGCTTGCGGATGGTGCCGCCGCTGACAACCAGCTTGGGGTTGATGTCGGCAATCAGGCCATCAAATTCCATGGTGCCGAGAGATTTGCTCAGTTCGCTCATAGTAGTGTTCCTCCTCACTTCTTGTCGTCATCGAGCAGTTCGGCGACGGCTGCTTCGGCAGCAGCCATGCGCTCGGCCTGCGTCTTGGGCACATTGCCATTTGCATCGGGCAGAGATTCCGGGCTGCCAGATGCAGACGCGCCCGGAACAGCCTCCACGTTCTGTGCACCAGATGCGGCGTTGTCCGCTGCCAGATTCTTCAGAAACTCGTGACCCTGCGCAGCAGCAGCCTTGGCGGCGCGGAATGCCAGCTCGCGAGCATCGCAAGCGGTCTCGCCGTACTTAGCCTCCTGCACCAGAGCGGGGTCAAACAGGCTTGCCACCGAATCGATTTCGGCCAGACGGTTGCGCTCCGCGCTCACGGCTGCGTCAACTGCGGCCTGCGGGTTTTCTGCTGCGGGGGTTGCAGGGGTGGGATTTGCATTGTTTGCCATAGTGGATTGTCCTCCTTCGTTGGACTGGGCGGCGGGTGCCGCCGGTGTATTTGCAGCAGCGGCAGCAGGTGCAGCCGCTTTAGCCATAGGAATGTTGTCTGGCAACTTTACGCCAGGCATCAGGCGCAGGGCGTGACCATTTGCGTAGATGGTCTGACGGTCTGCGCTTGCGGAGATTGCAACAGGTTCAGCATCATCCAGCAGTTCGTCGGCAAAGCCCTTTTCTACGGCCTCTTTGCCTGTCATATAGGTAGTGTCGGCCATCATGTGCAACAGCACAGTTTCAGACATCCCAGTCTTGCGCTTGTAGATGCTGACCTGCGACTTGTCCCACGCATCGTTGGCATCGGCAGCCTTGCGCAGTTCATCTGCGTTGTATGCGCCAAGAACAAAACTCCAGCATTTGTGAATCATCACGAGGCTGGACGGATTTACGCGAACGGTATCGCAGGCGCACATGATAAGGCTGCCGCCACTCATTGCCACACCGTCCACGATACAGACCAGCTTGGTGCCTTTGGCCGCCAGCTCCCGGAGCCGATTGTGAATCAGGATGGAAACGCCTGCATCGCCGCCCAAACTGTCCATGCGGATGGTGATTTGTGAACACCCCTCAATCTGTGCCAAGTCGTTCAGAAACTCACTCTCAACGATGTACTGGCCGGGAATCGGTTCATTGGTCCATCTGTCGATGGGCTGTTTTTCCACGATATCGCCGTACATGGTAATGTCGGCGGTCTGGCCGTCAGTGCTGGCCATTGCGTAACAAGGCCGCTGGATGTTCACCTGCGGTGCGTTATTCGGTTTGGGCATTTTGCTTACCTCCCTGTGTCGTAATGCTGGCGGTGGTTTCGATTGCGCCCTCACTGCCAGCTGCTTTCAGCAGCTCATTTTCACGAGCCAGCTGTTCGGCGTTTTCGGTCCAGTCGCCGCCGCCCATCTCAAGGGTGACCTGTTCGTGGGTCTTAAAGGCGTGGTGCGTCTGGAGAATGGCTGCATTGACTTCCTTGGCGGGGTCAAGACTGCCCTGCACAGGGCCAATCCAGCGGGCACCGCACCATGCAGCACGGAGCAGCGGGTCATCAAAAAAGCCCGGAGCGATTACTCGCCCACGGGCTACGGCCTCGGACAGCCAAATCTCGTATGCCGGCTGGCAGAAGCTATCCACCAGCCACGTGCGCCGCATCTTGAAACCCTCCCACGCTTCCAGCAGGGCAGCACGGGAGGCGGAATAGCTGGCGTTGAACTCTTTGAGCAACAGCTCGTAAGGCATCTCGATTGCGCCGCCCATCAGCTTGCACAGCGTTTTGACAAACTGCTCAAATCCGGCGGTCGGAATGTTTGGGTTTCCGAACTTGATGTCTTCGCCCTTGGCCAAATGTTCCACCTGACCGGGGCCCATTTCGTACTCGTTCGTGCTGTGGCTGGCATTGTCCATCTGCGGGTTCTCAACAGGAACGCCGCCCAGATCTCCGCTGCCAGTTTCGTTGAACGGAATTGCGTCCTTGGGTGCATCCGACACAATCCACGCCGTGAAGTACGACTGGACAAGTGCCGCCAGCAGTTCGGATTCGGTGTATCTGCGCAGCTGGAGCAGCGGTTCGATGATAGGCGCAACAAGGGGAACGCCGCGGTACTGGTCCGGCCGTTCCGATTCCATGATGTGCAGCACTTGGGGCAGTCCGGTCTTTTTGCCAACGACCTCCACACGCTGCCATACGGTTTCCTCGCTGTTGAGCCACTCGTGCGGATAGGTATTTCGGATGTGGTACGCCACAACGGCACCGCTGCTGTCCACCTCTACACCGTCGAGAATCTTGTTCCCGTTGTCGGGGTTCTTGCCTACGGTGTATCCCAAAATGTCAATCGCGCTGCCGTATCGGTTCGGTGTAGACACCCGGTCGGCCTCCACCAGATGCAGCCGCAGGGCGTAGGGGTGCAGCTTATCAACGTCCCGGATTTTCACAACGGCGAAAACATCGCCGCTCATAAGCCAGCTTTTCAGGGCCAGCTGCTGCAATCCGTAGAAGTTGTTCATCCCCATAGCATCGCAGTTGCGGCGGTTCTCGGCCCAGAGCCGGAACTCGGCCTCAGCCTTGGTCTGCCATTCCTTGGCCGCCTCCGGGGTAAGACCCAGAACGTCCCGGTCGATGGTGGATTTCAGGGTCAGGCCAGTGCCGACCACCTTTGTGCGGTTCGTGTTGATGGCACTTGTGGCGACAGGTGCACTCATGTAGAGCATCCGGCTGCGCTGCCGCAGGGTGTCGGCGTTGTCGTGTATATCGCTGGATGGCGAATTGCTGTTCGGGAAAAATGCCCGCAGCGCACGCCGCTTATGGCTTGCACCAGCCTCGCTGTATCCGCTGGCCTGCGGCGCAGCCGTTGCACGGTATTTCAAAATATCGCCTCCATAACTTTCAAACTAAGCGGACTGGCTGGGGAAAGGAGTGAAAAGCAGCCAGCCCGCGGCAAAGACCCGGATGGGCCGTTACCCAAAATTGTTACCAGTCTCGCGGAATGATCCCGAACGCTTTTCGCGCGTTCTGGCCGTTCAGCAACGATTCCAGTTCATCGACTTTCTGCTCGGCCTCTTTGATTTCATCGCTAAGCTTGCCGAGGTCGAGCCGGGTGAGCTCACGGTCATCCAGACGGTAGCTTTTCACGCCGCCAGACAGCAGCTTGTTGTATGCCGTATACAGGTTGTCAAGCCGCTGCGTGTGGAATTCCAGCCGCTTTTTGATGGTCGTGGTATTCATATCTCACACCTCACCAGTCGTCCAATAGGCTCTCCCTCTTTTTTCTGTGGGAGGGCTGTGGTTGTTGAATGTTTACTGCTGCCGGGGCATCGACCGCCTTTCCACGCAGCCTTTTCAGGGCACGGTCGATGGCATCGAGGTCTTTCGGCAGCACCTTGTAGGCTGCCAAAGCGTAGTTCCGGCAGTCAAGTGCCTCGTTTCGCTCGTGGCCGGAGATTTTCTCCCATTGCCACGGATTGCGGTGGTTCTCTTTGTACACCAGATGTTCGGACAACAGGCCGTTGAAATAGCCCAGCCCGTAGTCATCCCGGCGTGGGAAATGGCAATACCGGGCGCCCGGCTCCTGCACTTTCAAATCATCCATGATGATTTGCTTGCCGGAATCAACGCCCAGCTGGTATTGCCAGCACATACCGACGTAGCGGTTCTGTATCGTGATTTTCTGCTGCTTGGGCGGAGCCGTGAACGGCCTGTCCGAGCCGGGAAAGCCTTTGATGCAGAACACCTTTTTGCCGATGCGCTCATGGCAGCGGAGGCGAACATCCTGCGTGAAGTGGCCGCCCTCGTCCACGAACTTTATGGACACGGGCAGTTCCACGCCATCGGCGAATTTCAGGCGACGGTCGAATACCAGTTCATCAAGCTGCTGCCAGACCTCGTCACTGTCCGGGCGGCCCATGATGATGCCTTTTTCGATGCCCCATGTTTCACCGAAGTGGCCGAAGCCCACGATTTCGTACTCCATGCGGTCATCCTGTGTGTCAACGCCAGCAGTCAGAACCAGCACGCCGTCCGGCAGTTCCGCAGGGTATTCCTCCCTGCGGCCCAGCATGGTGTCCTCGTCCTGCACATCGCCGCGGTCTTCCCACAACAGGCCCAGCCGGGTGTTGTACACGACCTGCATCTTCTTCGTATCGCCCAGTGCGTTCAGGTATTTCAGCACGGTTTCTTTCCATGCAGCCCACTGGGAAACAAAGCTGTTCAGCCAGAAAGAACGGATGCCGTTCTCGTAGGCTGCCGGATTCTCTGCTTGCCAGTGCGCAGGCGCACGTTTCATGGTCACTTCGTCCGAAATGCAGCCGCACTCCGGGCAGAGATACCACACATCGTTGACCTTGTAGGTCTTTTCGCCGTGAACCTCGATGGTGTCATACTCGTACCGAATATCTTCCCAGCGCAGTTCGTGGAATCCCTTGCAGTGTGGACACTGCGACACCCAGCGTTCCATCGTGCCTTTGACGTAGGCCTTGGCGATTGCGCTGTGACCTTTGATTGTCGGGGTGGAAACCTCGACCGCCTTTGCGTTGTAGAACGTGGTCTGCCGGGCCATTGCCAGTTCCCACGGGTCGCCCTCAGTGCCGGCACTCGTAGCCCAGCGGTCACGTTCATCGCCCAGCACATAGCGGATGGGTTTCGATGCCAAAGCGTGCGCCTCGGTGGAGCCGCACATGGTCAGGATGCCGCCGGGGTAAGACTTCTGCAGAATGGTGTTGCCGCTGTCTCGGCTCTTGCTCTCTGCTACCTTTGCCCGCAGGGTAGGACAGTCTCGTATCATGGGAGCGATACGCAGCTTGCTGTACTCCTTGGCATCAGTCTGAACCGGGTGGATAAAAAGGATAGATCCGGGGTCAACGTCAATCGTTCTGCCGATGACATTGTTTTCAAACTCCGACTTGCCGACCTGTGAGGACGCAACGACAACGATATGATGGATGCGCGGGTCGGAGAATGCGTCCATGATCTCCACCAGATAGGGCGTGCGGCTGTTACGCCAGCGGCCCTGCTCGGCAGACGCTTCCGGGGACAGGACGCGGTTTTGTGTGGCCCACTCGCTCACGGACACATTGGGCGGGGGCCGGATAGCTGCCACCAGCTTTGACACCAGAGCATTCAGACGGTCAACCGCTGCATTCTCACTCATCGTCGTCACCAGCCAGCTTTTCAGCCCACGCCTTGCGTTCACGGACACGGGCCTCATACTTTGCCGGGTCGTAACGGAACATGGCGATTTCCTCAGCTATCTGATTCACCTCGCCACGCATATACTCTGCCACCTCTGCCGGGTCAGACAGAGCAGCCGCATTGATGGCAACACGGCTGGGCAGCGCCATCAGCGCACCCCGGACGGTGTAGATAAGCTCAGAGGTCATAGCGGCCACATCCTCACTGCGGTGCATCTGCCCGGACAGCTCTTTTGCCTCAGCTTGAGCGATTTTCGCTTTGCTGGCTTTGAGCGTAGCTTCTGCTTTCTGCTTGATGTGGTCCAGCTTTTTGGCCTCTGCCGCTTCCTCTTTGGTCAGCCCGCCACGGGCAGTGCTGGCATTGTAGGCCTGCACTGCGTCACCAAGGACAAATTTTCCTCGACTGACGGTGGTGAGCACCCCATCCTGTGTGAGCTGCTGCACCCTGCGGTTCGTGATGCCCAGCACGGCGGCCAGTTGGGTGGTGGTCACAGTCATGTCAGCAACTCTTTCTTTTGTCGGCATTCAGAAACCACCTCCTTTTTTGTAAAACTCTTTGGAAAATCACAGCGAAGTCATTATACAAACCGTAACGAAATGACTGATTTTTCCCTCACTAACTAGCTTGGTTTCGGGGTCGTCGAGCCCGCTCAGTGTGGGGCACCCCCGTCACAGTACCTTTTCGTCACCGAACGAGCCATCGTCGGCCCGCTCCTGTCCGCTGTTGGGCGGATGCAGAAAGGCTTCGACCACAGCAGGGTCATACTCGATGGTACACTTGATGCTGTCCATAGGGACGCTGGGACAGGCGTATACGGTTACGGTGTTCATGGTGTCGTGCTCCTTTCAGCAGGGAATGCTCACGCTTTGAATCTTCCTATAGGCATCCAGACGCAGCTCCTTCTTGTCGCCGTCGTAGGTTGCCTCGTAGTACATACAGTCAGGGACGGTGGTGGACAGCCAAGCCTTGTTGTTCTGAAGGGTGCTGCCGCACCAGAGTACGCACACGTCTTTCACACCGATCTTCTGGAGATGTGCCAGCTCAGCGTTTGCATTATAGAGGCTGGCGACGGCAGCAATGGCGGATGCCACAAAATCATAGTAGTCCATAGTGATGATTCCTTTCCTCGAGATAAAGCCCCTGCCCGCATGAGCGCTGGCAAGGACGATTTCATACGCTGCGGATGACCTGAGCCTTGGAGTATGTGTCGTGGCCCTTGGTCATCATGTTCAGGAACTCGTCTTTGGTAAAGCCGGACAGGCGGAAGATTTCTTCGGGCTTCATGCCCAGCTGCTTGCCGATTTCCTCCACGGTCTTGCCCTCGTCAATGAGTTTCTTGACAATGGCTTTCATCGGCTCCAACAGGTGGGTGCCACGGGCACGGTTGTGGGTTATGGTGCCGTACACGTCGGCGCTCTCGTCGCCGTGGTGGTCTACGACTACGACCGGCACTTTGCCGCCCAGCAGGGACAGCAGCGGCTCCCGGCCCGATACAGTCCAGCGATGGAAGCCGTCAATGATGGTGCCGTCAGGGCGTACCACGATGGGCAGTGTCCAGCCGTTGGTCAGGATAGACTGGATAAGCAGCTTCAGGTTTTCCTCGCTGACCTTGTTGGGGTTGTAGTCGTTGGCGTGAATAGTGTTGCGGTCTACCCACTGGAGGGATGCCAGCGGGGCGAATACATCAATGCTTTCCATGGTTCTGCTCCTCCTTGATGCGGGCGTTGTGGTCGTTGTAGATGGTGGTCCAGAGAATGCGCAGGATACGCATTTTGGGGTCTCCGTACAACAGGCCCTCGTACATGGTCTTGTAGTGCTTCTGCTCAGCGATGCCGTAGGTCTTGATGAACAGGCCACGCCAGTGCTCGATGTGGGACAGGGTGTCCTTGGCGATGGTGTAGCGCTCCGGGTGCAGGAACAGAAGGTCTTTGCAGAGGGCTTTATAGTCCTTTTTCTCGGATTCTTCTTCCAGCTCCCCACGCTTGCGGGTGGTGCGCCGGAACATTTCAGAATCCCAGTAGAGCAGAACGAGGTAGGCATTGGGTTCTCGCCGCTGGATGCGCTCCCACAGGTCGTTGTCCGTTTCAGCTATCCAACGGAGGCCCTGTGTGCCGCAGTCACCGAAGAATGCGCACAGCCGGAGGGCATTCTTTCGGACACCCGCCTCATAGAGCCTCATGTAGATCTCAGGAAATTCAAGGTTTCGCTCCTTGATGTACAGCCACACATCGGAGTCCTTCCAGTCGTAGATGGGATAGAACTTGCCGCCGCGGGTGATGCGCTCCATTTTGGTGTTGGCAATGCACTTGAAGCGGGTCAGGCTTTCCGCCGTGCGCAGACCGACAAGCTGGATGCCGTCAGAAAACGCCTTGGAGCAGAACGTCTGGTAGTTCATTTCCCCTGCATAGTGGAGGTAGGGACTGTACATGATGGCAAAATCGGGCGGTTTGCGCATCCAGACATCTTCCTTGCCCGGCTCCCACGTTATCCACGATTCGGAGCTGGACAGGTGGTCAATGACGGACACCTGCTTGAACGGCAGGCAAAACCACAAGAATTTTGCGCCGACCGACAGGAAGTTGCGCCGCCAGCGGTATGCTGCATCGACCATCGAGGGGTAAAGCCCCTCCTCGTCGATGAACGTCACCGTCAGCTGCTTGGGGTCCAGCTCACCGGAGAGAATCATTTCATAAACGAGGTTGGCCATGCACAGGCTATCCTTGCCGGAAGAAAAGCTCAGGTAGATTTTGCAGCCGTTGGCGAACACATTTCGGATGCGGATCTTCGCAGCCTGCAACACGTTCAGGTTGCTTTCCACTACTTTCACAGGCATATCAGCTCACCACACTTCGGGCAGCGGATGTACCGGTGCTGCTCTGCGCCGCTGGCCGCCTCAGGAACAGCGGTTTCCGGCTCGGTAGGTGTAGACACCTCCAACACCGGGGAGAGCTGCTGCGGAGGCTCGGAGACGGTGGACACGGGCTGTGGGTCGGGCGGCGCTACCGGATAGGTAGGCGCTGCTGCATAGGGGACGTGTTCCTCATTCTGCTGGCGGTTGATGGACGAAATCTCGCTCTCCGGGAATTCTCCGTAGGAGCCAATCATTTCGTCCGCTTCATCCTCGGTGCTGTTCAGCATTTCCAGCAGATCGGCATCCCAGCCCGGGACATCCACATCACCGTCCAGCTCCTTGACCAGTTCCTCGATGGCATCCACATCAGTGAATCCCAGCTCATAGACCTTGTTGTCGGCCATCATGAGCTTTTTCTTCTGAACATCGGTCAGGCCGACCATGACATAGCAGTCACAGGTTTCCCGGCCCATGCGGAGCAGCGCTTCATACAGACCGTTACCGGCGATGATCTCACCGTCCTCGGCCACGACCAGCGGCTTGACCTGCCCGAACATTTCAATGCTGCGGATGTACTCGGTCAACTGCTTCTCGGAATGCCGGCGGATGTTGTGGGCGGGCTTGTGCAGCTCGGACAGCTTCTTTACCGTGATTTTCATCGTGCATCCTCCTTTCGGTCAGAAACGAGGTGCAGGACCACGGAGGCCAGCAGCACAAAGATGATGATGTACACCCGAAGCTCGCTCATCAGCGTCCAGATGCCCATGACACCCAGCGGGATCACGAGCTGCCACGAGGTAACAGTGAGCACGTCAATGAGAAAGCCGATGTTCTCACCGAACACCAGATACTCCGAATAGAGGTAGGTGGACAGCGAGGACAGCGCAATGATGGTGATCAGGATAGCCTTGAGCGTGTTCAGCAGTGGGCTGAAATTGACCCATGTGAGCAGCGCAGCCAGCACCATGTAGACACCGAACATCACGCCAGCCAACACAAAGGACTTTTTCATGTTGCCGTGCTGGGTGCCATCTTCATTTTTGTCGTTGTAGGAGAACAGCGAGTAGTAGTACGGATAAGTGAACGGGCCGGGCAGCAGCAGGAAGCCTTTGTAGAGGCCCGTCTGGATACCGGCAGCAGTCAGGCCGGGGTCGATGTTGACGAATGCACCGTGGGTGTATACCAGCGCGGCAATGACAACGACTGCCAGCAGACCGTAAACAACCACCCATGAAAAGCCATCAGACAGGACGTTCCGAATCATGCCCTCTTTCAGAAGCATAAACAGGAACACAAGGCAGGTGCCGTAGACAATCAATGTGCCTCCGGTGGTGCCGATCGGCGTGTCGCCGAAGATCTCATAGATGCCGGACATCTGCGTCCATGTCTGGAACACGGTCAAAAAGCCGATGAAGTAGAACATCACCTTGCTCTGCATGATGCGCCGGACGGTCGGGATGTACTCCGCAAACAGACCGAAGAAGATACAGGCCAGCGAGTTGAAAACCGCCCAGATGATAGCCGCAGCAGCGCCGTTGTTGATGGCCAGCGTGCGGAAGTTCATCAGGGAGCCGACTCCTGCCCATGATGCAACGATGGAACAGGCGTAGAAAATGGTGGGGTTTGCCTTGAATTTTGCCTTGATTTTCTGATACATGGAAAATCTCCTTCTTTGTGACTGGGCACGGCGAAATGCCCAGCTGCAGCACCTCGGCTTTTCGGGGTGCTACGGTGATGCCGCACGCAAAGGAGCAACGTGCAGCCCGGAATCCTCCTTTCAGGCAATAAAATAGCGGCACCCACCGGGAATGGTGAGCACCGCTTGGCTTGATTTGAATTTTGCATCCTAATCATATCACTCGGAGCGTCCGTTGTCATCTGAATCCATCGGTAAGCTTCGGCATCCATCCGAAACCATCCGACAACGTCCGACAGCGAGTGAAACCATCCCCTTGATTCTCAACGATTTCCACTTTGAATTCAACTTTTCAGGGGGTAAAAGTTAAATTCATTTCAATTTTGAGCTGATTTTGTGTGGATTTCTGATTTGAATTTCAGTTTTGGGGCAAAAATAAAAAGCCCCGCAAATGCAGGGCTTATCGGTCAGTTTTTGTTGAGGTAGTTGTATGCCATCCGGCTGACCCCATCTTCGGTATATCCTTTTCCCAGAACTCCGGCAACTTCGGCCCATGAGTAGCAGCGGATAAACCGCAGTCTGAAAACCAGATACATCCGAGCATCCACAATGCTCTTGCAGTAGGCCTCGACTTTGGGCTTTTCCTGCGCTGCCAGCTCTTCCAGCCAGCGGATGCGCTCGTCCATGTCGGCCAACTCTACAGCCAGATCTCCGACTTTATCCCGGACACCCGGCGTGTGGGGCATCCCGGTCAGTTGTGGGGAAGCGGGAGTGATTCTTTGTCGCAGTCGCTCCAAGGCTTCACGGTCTTTTTCGAGGGTCATCTGAATGTCATAGTACTTGGACAATTCCTGTAATGTCACAACCTACCTCCGTCATAATTCAGCTACCGTCTTGCGGCGGCGCCTCTATTATTTTATCACATTTTGCTGTCGGAAGGTAGACCGGAAGTCCACAAATTATGTGGTCTGCACCAATTTTGCACAGGCCGGGCACAGTATAGGTCTGGCCCTGGGCATCGGTGCGCTGGATGGCCGGGTTAAGGGGTATGTAGTTCTCGCAAGACAGACAGCTCATTCGTCCACCCTCTCGATTTTCGGGAACGGTTCGTGCCCCAGTGGAACGGGATCAAATGACCTGTTTGTTGTGCCCGGTGCCTCACGTTTATTTTCTGGGGCATCTAACCACTGCTGATGCTCGATAGCGTGTACAAGGTCGATGCACGTTCCCCATGAATCGTGTTGCCGCTCCCGGTGTCCAAACGGTGGGTAGGCCAGTTTATAGGCAGCCTCAAACATCGTTTCGATGCAATGCTTCCGTTCGTTATAGACGCGGATGTCGTATGGTTTCTCATAGAGTTGCTTTTTGTCCTCTCCATCAAAGACCAAATCCTCTGTCAAGGGTTCAAACTGCCCCATGCGCAGCCTCATATACTCGTCCACAGCCACGCTGATGATACGCAACTGTTCTTCCGAGATTTCAACGCAGTACTTCATTTTTTCTCTCCCTCATCGCCATCATGATAGCTAACGCCGAATAATGCCGGAATCAAAAAGAACCAAAGCGCCCTCAGATTTCCGGTGACGTGGATTGCGGTTGACACCGCCAACCCCACTGAAATCCACTCCGCTGCATAGATAAGCGCAACCCATTTCATTCCGGCACCTCCTGTTTGCCGTTGCCAAAACTCCGGGCAAATACCGCCCGTTGGATAAAGTCCACATCCTCTGCAATAGACCGTACCGATGAATTATCAGAGCGGATTTCAAAGGAACGGAGAATGAAGTGCTTCAAAGTGTCCAGACTGTAACCTGCGATTGACTTCCCGAAGAATGCGGTAAGGATTTCAATAATGGTTTCCTCATGCCGAGCGAACTCGCATCCATAGACTTTGTGTTCAGGAATAAAGGACACCCAGTAGGTAAACCGAGACTTATCGTGACCGGCTTTCAGGTCAAGGCAGCGGGTTTCGGTTTGCAAGTAGCGGACTGCCCGGTCGGTTATCCGATTCAGCTCCTTTTCCCCAATGGTGCAGCCATCCGGGAAAAGTTCTTCCATGAACTGAAGAAAAAGCTGTTCGCCATTGGCACAATCGAACACGTCATGCCATGTGGCAGCCCATTCGGCCATTGCTTCTTTTTTTTCAAAAAGAATTGTGCAGGCCAGTCTGACAAAGTTGGCCGGAGATTCAACCATGAAATGCAGTCGTTCAGCTGTCATACTGCGCCTCCAGTTCTGGCTTTATCCCCACCTCAATCACAACCACCGGGGTTTTTGATGTGATGGTGAATTGATAGACTCCCGGTTTCACTTCATTCGCAGACACATTTATCATGTCAGGGCTCATGCCATTCGCATTGCAGATGCTTTCTTTCAGCCGTTCCGCGCAGTTTTTTACCATCTCATTTTTCTTCGGAGCCATGGTAAAATATTGACTTAAAAATTGAAGATAAATTTTATCCAGAATCTGCTGTGCCGAATCGCCAACTTTATCCATAGTGCCGTTCCTCCACATAGCACCAGCTTTGAGGTGGTCTGTTCAACCTGTCAAGGTCAGTGCAAATACAGCCCTCATTCTCAAAACCTCTGCCTTTATTTTTCAACTTATCAGCGCTTTTGCAGTGCCATTTTCCATCTGCGCCAGCATACCTTTTGGCGCAATGGCGCAGAAAACTCCGAATCGGCTTGGGCGCATCATAAATTTTCAGTTTCGTGATGTGCCAGCCAAAACCATCGCTGCCTCTTAGGTATCGTTCAACACTTTTCTCACTCAAACACGCCTTTTGGAGAAGCCCTGCAATCGGCCTATATTCCAGTTTCGATCCAACAGTATGCAGCTTCGGCAGCTCATTGCTGCCCATCGTCCCAGCATGACAAATAGGGGTGATTTCGTCACAGATGAATTCTCCGATTACCATCTGAGTTTTGCCGCGAATGCCGTCAGGCAACACCCTATCGAACTTTACGAATACAGACTTCCCGTGGTGGATTTCGCTATCCATCGTTTCTTCGCCATCCTTGAAAATGGTGATAAGCTGTTGCGGAGCCTTTGTGCAGTAGATGTATGCTTTGAACGGCGTTTCCTGCCTCGGACGGGTCTTGCGCACCTCAATGGTTTTCTCACCTCGCACAATGAGGTCGCACCATTCCGGCTGGATACTGATAAGAACAGCCTTGCTCATTTTACCACCTCCGGCGGCTCCAGCAGCGGAGCCCAGAACTTCACAGCACCATAGGGCGTATCTGCCGCTGGGCGGCCATCCTCGATGTACCACTTGCCGTTTTCAATCCAGCCCTTCATGGTGTTCCGGCTCTCGCAGCAGACCCACACAAGTTCGCTCATGATACAGCAGTGCTTTTCTCCCGCGGTCTCCCAGCTTTCATCGTGGACAGGCGGCGGGGTTTTGGCATCGTGCCACGATACACGACGGATAAAATCAACGACCATCTGGCTCGCTTCCCGGAGGATCTTCGCAGCGGCTTCCTTACCCTTGAAGCCATTGTAATACTCAACCTCTGCCAGCGCGTCCAAATCCGTTGCCGGGTCAATGAGTCGGCAGGCTTCTTCTAGGGTCATTCGATGTACCTCCGCTTGTCCTTGTCCCAGTGCAGCGTGATAGGATTGCCGCACTTGCAGGGAATGGTGATCTCCGGCTCCATGGTGTTGGTCTGGCCTTTGGCGTGCAGCCCGCAGCAGCCGCAGGCGAACTCATAGGGGGCAAGCCCCCTCTCAAGCGAGATCGTAGCCCCACAGCGGCAGCCTATGGACATCTGCGGAACGTGGAGATATGTACCGAACTTCTTGCCGCAGCAAGGGCAAGTCAGGCGCAGAAGCCCACGTGCGCCGGGCTCCGGCGGGCGATTACTCTTTCTCATGGTCGGCTCCTTTCTCGGTCTGAAACCGAATCACTTCCCGGAACAGCAGCTCATTGTTGTGCTCCGATTCAGTCATAAAGTTGATGTACTCCCGGAACAGCTGGCGGTCATGCTGCTGTCTGCCAGTTTCGCCCAGCAGGGCACCGATAGCCACACCCACAGCCAGCAGGGCAATGTCGATGAAAATCTGGTCAGGCATTGTCATCACCCAGCACTTTCTCGATGAGGTCAAAGACCATTTCTCGGTCTTCGGTGGTCAGGAAGTCAGCCGCCATGATTTCAAACTTGAGGCGGTCAGCGTATTCTTTCAAATCACCCATGGTTTACTCCTCTCCCAGCTGGGCAAGGATCTCGTTGCCCTTGTCCATCAGTTCATCCCGCCGTTTTTTCTGCTCAGCCTCCAGCTTTTCCATTTCCGCCTGATACTTTTTCAGAGTTCCCGGCCGGAAATTCTTGCTCTTGCCCATGCGGATTTTTGCGGCAATTTTCTTGTGCTGCTGAACGGTCTGGCGCAGTTCGGTGTCCGTGGTCAGAATCTGGTAGCGATGGTGGCAGCCGGGACAGGTGAAATACTGCACCATGTAATCGCCGCTCCATGTGCTGCGGATGCCGGCTGTCTGGATGCTGAACGGTGTGCCGCAGCGGTCACACTTTACAAGGTCGGTCATTCGCCATACTCCTTTCTGCACAGCTGGAACGCATTGCAGTGGTCATCACAGGTCTTGCAGCACTTGTCGCATCCTGGATGCGCCGCCTTGCAACCTTCGCAGGGCGCATCTGCCTTTTTAGGGGCATTGGCGGAAAAGATGGCATGGGTTCCGTTCTGCAATGCCTTTTCTTCGTCAGACATTTCATAGCCCAAGGCTACCAGCAGAGTGTAAATAGCGTCGAGACTGCCGTTTTCCTCCCAGCCGTACCCGCCGCTCTGGTAGTCGGGTTTCCAGACCCAGCCCCAGTATCCGTTGCTGCCATCGTCAGCAGCCGAATAGGCCAAGGAGAGCAGTGCCTTTTCCGGCTGGTCGCTGAACACCGAAGTACTTTCCAGATAATCGAGCAGGTCAACGCTGTCCGTCTCCGGGGGAGCAACGCCCAGCAGCTTGATTGTCAACTCGCCATCGTAATTTGAATCGAACGCATCCACAGCAAAGCGGACGATTTCGCCCAGATGCTTTTTGCACTCTGCCGTGGAAAGCTGCGTCACAAAGTCCCGGCGCAGTTCAAACATATAGTTTGTGAGGGCGGCAAGCTGGTCCTTATAGAACTGTTCCTGCTGCCGCTTTTCCTCTCGCTTAGCCGTTTCCGCATTCTCTTTTCCCAAATCACGCTCTTTGTAGAGGTCAATCTGGTTTTGGCTGACCTTGTAGCAGTACGCTACGCTATCGGCATCGTCCGGCACTTCAACGTCCTTGCCGGTGTTCCAATATCCGTACCCGGCAACGTGTGTGTGAGTACTGTAATCGGCATCAGGATTTTCCACAGCAAATTGGCGAAGCTGCTCAATCCATTCAGCCTTTCGATGCTGGTATTTCTGGTCAGACAAGGCATTCTGCATGGCGCGGTTGAAGTTCTGGGTACCGAGGGTTTCCAGCACCTTGTTCCGGGCATCCAAGTCCTCGATTTTGTTAAGTTCAACAAAATCGGAAAGGGTTGCGCCACGCTGCTCTGCCTTTTTGAAGTTGTCGTGGTTCAGTTCCAGCAGCTTGATGCGCCGCCGGATGGTGGACTGAGAGAAGCCGGAGCGGTCTGCGACACGCTCCACGGTATCACCCATGTCCAGCATCATCTGGAAGCCCTGCGCCTGCTCGTAGACGGTGAGATCAGACCGCTGCATATTCTCTACCATCATGGTTTGCAGCTGCTCTTTCTCGGTCATATCGACCACGGAGCAGGGTAATTCAAACTTGCCAGCCTGCTGCGCGGCCGCCGCCCGGCGGTGTCCGATGATGATGGTGTAGTCCTCGCTGGACCACACGGCCTTGGGTGTCCATGCCGCCTCTGCTGCCGAAGCGTCGCCGCCATCGGCAATGCACCGGGCAATGTACTCCTGCTTGCCGAGGTAGTGCCCCGGAATGACGGTCAGGTTCTGGTACACGCCGTTTTCCTTGATGCTGGCGGCCAATTCTGTCAGGTCACCCAGTTCCTTGCGAGGGTTATCCGGGTGCGGATACAGCTGCCGGATGGGGATGTAAGTAATGTCTGCCATGGTGTTTACTCCTTTCTGAATTCGGGTCAGAAAAACGTGAGCTGCCCGGTGCGGGTTTCGTTAAGAGCCGCTTTTTCGGGTGCTTTAGGCTCATTTTTGATAGATTTTTGCAAATTTTCGGGCTTAGTTTCCGGCTTTTCGATTTTAGCAGGCTGCTCTTTCGGTTTCATCAGCAGATTCATCTTGGCTATCTGCCGCCGCATATACCACACATCCGTGGAGAAGAACGGCATATACCAGATGCGATTCTGTGGTCCGGCCGGGAGAAGTCCTCGGTCATCGTAAGCAGTTGCCGGGTCTGTGATGGTGTTACCGATGACTACATATCCAGCGCAGCCCATGAAGCTGCACTGGATGTAGCACATCAGGCCCACAATAAAGTCAATGTCTTGGGCAACGACAAGGACTTTGTTGTGGTAGCAAATATTTCTGCTCTTGCAGATATTCAGAAAGGCCAGCAGTGTTGCGCCCGCTCCGCAAGCCGGGTCTGACACGGAGATGAAGCCCTCCATGTCAGGCACGAGTTTGGCATCGAATCTAATCTCTGCCATACAGCGGCATACATCGTATGGAGTGAAGAACTGGCCAGCATGGTCATTTCCCAACTCGCACATCATGTACAGTGACCCCAGAAAATCCTGATCCGGGTTCTGCTCCATTCCCATGACCACCTCGGCCAGCATTTCAGCCATTCCGTTCCGCTCTGCTGCGGAGTATTTGGAAATGATGGTCTGATAGTCCTTAGTACGCTCCGGGGCGTTCAGCTTGTCCGTTGAGTTTGAGATCTCGATGGCTGTCAAGTGGATGAAGTCTCTCCAAATCTCCCAGCGGCTATGCTTTCCTGTCAGTCCTTCAAAGATTTTGAGGAAGTTTTTCTGATGGTCATCACGGATGCTGCGGGTCACTGCTGCCTTTGCCATAGGTTACTCCTCCTCGCTGTCAGCAGCGGCAAGGGTGTAGTGCCCGTTGGAGAGCTCGATCACGCCTGCGGATTCCATATCATCCAACAGCGCAATGGCCTTTTCTGCGGTCACGCCCATCTTTTCCTCCAACATGGCCTGCGTGATGCCGTTGTTCTGCCGGGCAATCTCGGTGGCCTGCGTCAGTTCATCCGAGGTGGGCTCGTCCTCCTCGTCATCCTCGATTTCTTCCAGCGGTTCGGCCTCCCCGGGGAGATTCGGCGAATCAGGCTCATTTTCCCGGGGCGCATCCTGCTGCCCACCGGATTCCGGAATGTCAGGCATCTTGTAGCCGAGGGCTGCCAGCTTGCCGCCCTCAACCAAATCCCGGAAGAAAAACTGGAGCCAGAGGTAGTGCATATTCTTGAAGATGTTCTTGATTTTGTTGAACAGGGTGTCGGAGATGGTGAACGTCTTGCTCATGCGGTAGGTCAGGTTGCCGTCCTTGACGGTGAACAGGATGGATGCGCCCGGTGAGATGTAGTTGTCCTCGGTCGCTTCTTCCAGCATCGACATCTGCTCACCGACTCCGCCCAGCGGACGGATAACCAGCTTGATGGGATATGCGTTCTTGATGAACACATAGCTCAGGTTGTTGGCCTCGCAGATGCCCTTGAGTTTTTCACGGTAGACTGCGAAACGTGCGGATTCGGACAGAGAATTATCCATGATGAAGCTCCTTTCGAGTAGCTTTTAAGTAGTCGAAAATTTATAGTCGTTCTCCCGGTTCTCGATGGCGGTCAGACCCAGTGCGTAGGCTGCCCACACATCAGCCTTGAAGCCATAGAAGAAATCCGGGGCTTTCTTTGTGCCCTTGCCGTTTTTTAGGTCATGGGCTGCAAATCGGTCAATCAACGCCCGCCGGATGGCGGTGTCGTTGGCTCGGCTGTCGTGGCAAATGTGCTTTTTCTCCTCGATGCGGCACATCATCCGCACCGGGCACCGGGACGAAAGCACCTGATAGAACCGGCCAATCCAGACCGTGGTGTCGAAAACGTCCCGACCAACGGACATTCCGTAGGAGGCCACCATTTCGATGACCGCCCACCGCCATCCCTGCTCGGCAGCCGATTCCAGCTTTTTCAGCAGTTCTTCGTTGTCGATTTTGCCGAACTCCAGCGGTCGGAGCGTTTTCTGGTCAATCACGCAGTAGCCAGACTGCACATTGCCGGGATCAATAGCGATGATGGGCATCACAGGTACGACCTCCCGAATTCTTTGATGAACTGCGCTTCCGGCCACCCGTAATACTCCATAGCCTTTTTCTGTGCCCACTTTTTCAAGCGGAGGTCTGCCTCCCGGTTGGTATGTACGGCAGTCACGCCGTTCTGGTGGCACCAAGGGCAGAGGTTCGCCCACAGGCCAAGCCGCTTGCTCTTATCCCGGTACGGTCCGAAAAATACTTCGTGCCGGGCGGTGCGATACCGCCCACAAATCAGACAGGTGGGGCTCTGGCTGAGGATGCTGGGTGCATAGCCATTGCTGTCCAGCCTTTCCCCATACTCGTTCATTGCCATGTTACGTCCTCCTGTGCTGGAAAGGCAGCTGGGAAACCTGCTGCATTACAAGCTGAATTTTGTCCTGAATGTTCTGATCGGCCAGCACATTGACAGGCTGTGCGGCCACGCCGATGCGCCCAAGGGTCTGCGCCCGGACACGCTTCACGAACTCGACTTCCTGACGGCGGAATTCCTTTTCGACCTTGGCCTCACTGCTGCTGCCATCGAGGTCAACGACTTCGAGATCGCCCGACTGCATGGCATCGGCAGCGCAGCGGCGCAGCTTTTCCATCGCCACATCCATCCCGTCCTCGTGGCCCCATGTGTTCAGCTGCTCGTAGTTGGCACGGCTTTCTTTGAGCAGCCGGGTCATGCGGTCAGGCCCATAGTGCAGCACATCGATGACGGCCTTGGCGTAGATTTGCCATGCGATTTTGGCTGCTCGGTTCCCGGCGATGCAGTACTGCTCCTCTTTGCGGTTCTTGGGCGCCCGGATCATCGGAACACGGTAGTCGGAATCGACAATTCCGGCCAGCCAGCTTTCCCGGATGGAATCAGCCTTTTGCTTGGACGGTCTGCCGTTGGCATCCGGGGTCATAATGACCGAGGTGTTCTGCTCTTCCAACTCGTTCATGCGGTCGGTGATGCGGTCCAGCCGGATCTTGCCGACACCGAACTCCTGATGGAGTGCAATCGTGGTGCACCAGCACACAATCTGGCTGATGGCCTGCTGAGTGCCATCCATCTCTGCCTGAAACGACTTTTTCACGGCTCTGCACCTCCTGAAACGATCCAGACCCGGCGGGAACCCCAGCCAGACCAGCTTAGAGCCTCCGCATGGGTGTTCACCGCCACGTCCAGCTTGTTACCTACCACAGCACTCCCGGTGTCCTGAACGACCCGGAGACCTACACCCTCGATATAGACCACCGTGCCGTAGGGCAGGATGCTGGTGTCAGCTGCCACGGTCACGCCCGGCTGCACCTTTGCGCCGCTGGATGTAATTCCGTGTCCCTCGCCACAGATGTGGGCGTATTCTTCGGCACAATAGGCCGTGCAGCTGAACGCCCCGGCGTATGTAAGGGTCAAATCGGTCTGGGCGTTCAGTTCTGCGGTCAGCTTGTCTACCTCGGTTTGGAGTTGGTCAATGGTTTCATCACGTTCTCCGGCCATGCGCTCCCAGTTGGATGACTTGCTGGCGTAGATATCCCGCTCGATTTCCAACTCGTCCACTCGCCGGGAGTAGGCCGTGCTTGTGAGAATGCAGCCAACCATCGCACACGAAACGCACACGATCAGGCTGCGGAATGGTCTTTTCGACCTCATGTCGTGCCACCTCCAATCTGTGCCGGGGCTGCGTCGCCGGGCAGAGCCGGGGGCTGCAAACTCTCAACCGGGGCATCCTGCACAGCCCGGTCGAAGCCCGGCCGGACGAACTGGCGCAGATCTGCTGTGCTCCGGCTGGAAAAAATGTCGCTCAAATCTTCCGGGGAGCCAGCCCACCGCTGTACTGCCACCGGGAGAGTCGCAAAGATTTCAGCATTGCGGCGCTTCAAATCATCGCGGTTCAGCTTGCCATCAACCGTAATCAGGCCACCGATGTGCATATAGTAAAGGTTTGCTTCGATTTTCCGTGCGGCCACAGCAGCGTCGTTCCAGAGGTCGTTCGCCGTTGGACGCCCAATATCCTGAATCTTGCGGATTTCCGCACACCAGTCCACAAGGAGCTGGTTCTGATAGCGGCAGACCGTCAGCGCTTTTAAAAGAGCCGTCGAAACCACATCGTCCGGGATTTCTTTCAGTGCAGCGGCGTAGACTTCCGCTCGTGCTGTACGCTCATCGGTCGAGAGTTCCTTCCCGAAATACCGCTCAATGCGCAGCATTGAGCTTTTCAAACATTCAACTGTCATTTGAGCCTCCAAAAATAAAATCGTAGTCCTCGGCGGCGGACCGCTTCTGCTGCTGGTCTGCTGCTGGTTTGCGCCGCTGGTCACGCGCCTGTACATCACCAAGGGTTTTTACACCCTCGTTTTTCCAAGCCTTCAAGATTCCATTGACGTAATTCCACCTGCGGACCCCTGACAGGGCAGCTTTTTTGATTGCCAGCAGGATGAGGTCATCCGTGAAAATCTGCCGCCATTGGAGCAAGGAATCCTTTGCGGCCGGGGGAAAGCTGCCGATGTTGTCCTCGAAAGACCGGATGATCTCGGCCAATCCGGGGTCGGCAGCCGGAAAACCGCCGCTGCCGTTATCTCTTACTCTGTTCTCTATCTCTTTATCTTTATCTTTCTCTTTATCTATCTCTTTCTCTATGGGGAGATTTTCCCCAGTGGTATCCCTACCACTTTCCCCAATTGAAAGAGGAGAATTTGCGGCTTGTAGTGTCTGCCTGCGCTTCTTGGCCGCCCAGTCAGTTTCACTGCCTATCATTTCCGAATAATCGGAAATCGACAGCGTTCCGTCTGGGTTTTCAAAAACAAGGCCGATTTGCTTGTACACCTCAAGAGCCACACGGACGGTTGCCAGAGAAAACCATTTGCATTCTCTCTGAATCTTTTCAACATCATAGGGAATGAGCATCTCTCCGATTTTTGACACCAGACAGCCGCCCGTGTTTATGGTTTTGAGGCAGAGCATTTGATAGAGAACAACATAGTTGGCACCATCTGGCTGGCTCATCAGGTAGTCGATTGCGTCCGAGGACATGAAGCTATCTTTGAGTTTTATCCAGTAGTACCGTTTACCAGTTGCCATTCAAACCTCCTTAGAACGGCAGGTCATCGCCATCGTCAATTTCAGAGAAATCATCCGGGCTGCCCTGCGAATACTGCACAGTGCCAGGGGCGGCATTTGCGCCCTGCCACTGCTGCCGCTGGCTCTGGGTGTTGAAGCCCATCTGCTGTGGCTGCTGATTCTGATAGGGCGGCTGCTGGTAGCCCGGCGGCGGTGCCTCACCGCCATCATCCACTCGCTGCTCCGTTTTTGGGCCGCAAAAGTGAATCTTCTGCACCACGAACTCGGTGGCGGTGCGCTTCTGGCCGTTCCTGTCCTCATAAGACCGGGTCTGGCACTGGCACTCCACAATGGCCATGCTGCCCTTGTGAAAATACCTGTCAACAAATTCTGCCGTCTTGCGCCATGCCACGAAGTTCAGCCAGTCGGTAGCCCGCTGGCCATCCTGACCGACGTTGTCCCGGTCAACGGCCATGCGGAAACTGGCGACGGTGAGGCCGCTCTGAGTGGTCCGCATTTCAGGATCAGCAGCGAAACGCCCCTGAAATGTGCAATTATTCAGCATCAGTGTCGTCCTCCGTAATGTTCAGAATCGGGTGAACCGCATTCCGAACATCCTTCACAAAAGCGCCCAACTCGAAATCCTCACCGTTGAGGCTCTTGTGATAGATGATGTTCAACTCGGTTGCTGACTGAACCAGAAGCTTGTACTCTTCAACGGGAATCGTGATACTCCCACTATTCGCAGTACACATATCCATATTTTCCTTTCTGGTCATTTTGACCATTCTTCCTTGTACCGGGCCAGCTGCTCCGGGGTATCCGTTTCGATGCCCAGGGCTTTGGCCTCCTCGATTGCACCGTCAATCAGGTGCGAAAACTCTTTTGTGTCCATTTGGCTTGTGTCTTTGTAAACCAAGTAGCATTGGAACAATTTTCCGTTTTCTTCCCGCGTGTCGAAGCAGCGGGTGTATCTGTAGATGCCGTGAACATCTACGCTGACCGGGAGCTTAAATCCCACGGTGCAGCCGTCCTTGTCCCTCGCAACCGTGCCGTAGGCCACGACCAACCGCTCCTTCACGAGATCGTCCGATTCACCGGTTTCGGCAGCAATCTTGTTGACCAGAACGTGGAAATAGGCGTTTGCGCTGCGGCTGCGCTTATTGCGGTGCTTCTTGATTTCAATGTCCAGCAGCGGCTCCTGATTCAGCTTGTCCCACAGGTTTCGGAAATCGGAATCAACTTCCAGCGTGATGCGCTGCTTGCGGTTCAGACTGAAACTTATGTCCACGAGCCGCCCGGTCATAAGGCTTTCCAGTGCTCCTTGAACTCGGCCATCAGCCCATAGGCATCCAGCCAGTCAAAGAAATCCGAAATGATGGGGCGAATATCCGGCGTTTCGTCCCGGCGGTAGCACTCCGTCCAGACATCCATGCCATTGCTGACAAGGTAGGAAAACTGCTGCGCCTCCGGGATGAGCAGCATATAGGTGGGGTGCTGAGTGCTGGAATAGAATTTCCCGCGCTCATAGCCCCTACTGAACTTGATGTCGTAGATGGTGCCAGCCTTGAGGGCATCGAGGCGGCCATACAGGACTACATCCATGCCGCGCACCTGAATGGTTTTGCGGGATTTAAACTGCAACTGTCCACCCTTGATGATGGCGGCAATCTGCCCGGCGGCCCAGCTCCACGGATTATTGGGGTCATCGTGGCCGTTGACAATGGAGGTCACAAGGTTCTCAAAGTCAATGCCGTTCTGCATAGCCTCCGTCCGGGGCGTAGGCTCCCGACGCAGGACCAGCATGAACTCTGCCAGCGGGTCGCCCTCGGTGGTCAAATCCTCGTAGGGATTCTCCCGGATGAGGTGCAGCCACGAGGACAGCAGCGAGTGAGTAACAAGGTATGCAGCCATTACTGTGCCTCCTCTGCGGGCTTGTACTGGGCAGCGGCCGTATCAAAAGTCAGGCCGAGAGCGGCAATCTTAGCTTTCCACTGGGCATTCAGTTCCTGACGGGAAGTCAAGTGGTGCTGAAGAGCCTTGAACGGCGGCATGGCAGCGTTGGCGGTATCGGCATCCTTGATGCCAGCAATGATCTTGCTGCCCTCCTGCATGACCTGCTCGTAGGCTTCGTTCTCCTTGGCATTTGCAGCCACCTCCTCGGCGGCCTTGCTGTTGTACTCCTCAAACAGCTTGGTCAGGAAGTCGTTCGGGCTGCCGGGGCCGAGGGCGGGAATCTTATAGACACCGTGGATGCCGCGGGTGCCCTTGGCAAAATATTTCTCACAGTTGGAGAAACCAATGGTGCGGTCGTTGCCGTACATTTCCACGAAGCCGCCCAGATCCATAGGCTCCCACACATTGTTCTTGGTCTGACCCTCGACCTTGATGCGGAGACGGGTGTTGTCGCCGTCCTTTTCCTCGGTGGCATGGAATACGACCACGATGTTCTTTTTCAGCTCGTAGAAGCAGTAGTCCATCAGCCGGACGAACTCACGGCCTACAAAGCCATAGCCCTTGAGGGACAGGCTGCCATCACGCTGACCGTACTTGGGGTTCTGCTTGATAGCCCACAGACCCATCAGAGAAATCAGCTTGCCAGCGGTATCGAACACCAGCGTCTCGAAGTCCTTGAGGTTCTCCGGCTTCAGGTCATTCAGAATTTCGTCATAGCTGCGGGGCTGGATGTACGGCATACGGTAGCGAGGCTCGATACGGTCAATGCCGAAGTCGCAGTCGATGTGCAGCGGGCGGGGTGCGGACAGGGCCAGCGTAGACTTGCCGATGCCGGGATAGCCAGCAATGAGCATCCGAATCTTCTTTGCGCCGTCCTGAATGTCGTTGGGATTGCGAATCATAATGTTTACTCCTTTTCAGTTGATAGGTTTACTTGCGAAACATGACGTACTTGCCGGTGGTGCGGTTGACCAGCTCCATGAAGTCCGGGCCATCCTGGACGCAGAGGTACAGACGGAAGTCCCAGCCCTGTGCGGAAAGGACTTCTTTCTGCTTGCGGGTCAGTTTTTTGCCTCTCACTTTCAAAAAATCACCCCCTCCTCGGCCTTATTGACAGCGATATTCAGCGTGATGGTCTCCCGGTAGCGGAGGCCGAAATTGCCGCTCGGGCCGAACATCTTGGTTTTCTCGAACTCACTTGCGCTGTAAACGCTAGCGCAGTTCAGAACATTGGGAATACGGTCAGGGTGGACTGCCCGGAACGCCTGACACGCCATGTGGTAGTTGGGTGCCCAGACCACCGTCCATCCTCCGCAGTACGGCTGAACATCATCTGAGCCGTATGTGAAGTAGAATTTTTCCAGATCCATCACTCAGCCTCGCTCTCGTTCTTGATGCAGATACCGAGCGCAGAGAATAAGAGCATCAGGCCAACTTCATCTCCGTCATCCAGGCTCATAAAGTCGAGCTCCCCGGCCACAAAGCCCTCACGGAGAATCACAGCGGTGCCCACAATGGGCTGACCATGTTCCGGCGTACCGTAGAGAATGCTGGCAATGCTGTTGATGGCGTAGCCTTTCAGCAGTCCCTCATCATCAATCACCATGCACAGTCCTTCCGGCAGATACTTGGGATGAACCACCTCGATGCAACCGCCGACCTCTTTCTGGAGGTTGTCCAGCAGCGGTTCGCCGAAGTCCTTGAACTGCATCTGATTCTCGGTGTCGAATACCAATCCTTTCATAAAATCACTCCTTTTCCGGGAAGCACTCACGGACTTCCCATGCGTCTGCGGCCTCTAAGCAGCGGTCGCAGCCAACGATTGTTCCATCCTCGGCGCGATAGATGGTATCGCACCTCTGATGGCAGAGGGGGCACACAGGAGGGTCAGGGTAGCCAGCCTCCGCATCAGTCCTCGGATACAGCATCCAGCACCTCCCGGAGCTTGCGACCCATCCAGCGGCCTACGCCGTCGAACGTGCCGTTGCTGTCCAGCCAGACAAACACGGCCGCAACGACGGCAGTCAAAACAAACTGCGCCGCCGGGGCACGAGCTGCTGCCTGTTCAGCGGTGAGGCCGTACACGGTCATCAGGATCTTAATCACGTCTTGTTCTCCCCTTTCTTTCTTTGCTGGTAGGCCTCCCATGCGGCATCCAGCATGGCTTCTCCGTCCGGCATGGCCATGATTTTGAGGTAGAGCCTCTTGCAGCCCCGCGCCAGCCGGGCGGTATCTTCGGGGCTGATTTCATCCAAGTGGATGTGTGGAACGCTATCCATGTAAACCTCCGTTGTTCAGTTTAACTGAACTTACAGGGCAAAAAAATAGTCTGGGATATCCGACACTTCGATTTTTAGTGCCTGACACGCAGCTTCGATTTCGTCCTGTTTCCAGTCAACCTTACCGTTGAGTTTGAGAGATGTGGTGCGGTCCGACCATCCCATACTCTTGCCAAATGCCCCTCTGGTTCCGAAAATCTCAACGATTCGGCCCAGCAGCTTGTTATAGCTTCTCTGCAT